CTTCTCTGAGAAATCACCAGACTCTCCAGTGGGCAACTCCTTAGATTACATAGCTATCATCAGCACTAACAATTTCTTTGCCCAGGTAGAAGGCATCGCAAACATAGCAACCCGTGGGATGAACTTCCGTATTTGGGGTTACAGGGCCCAGGCGGATGCTAATACTTTCGCAGCTTTGGTACAATCTGAGTTACTCAGTGCTTGAAATGGTTAAGATCTACGGCAACTGGTGCGGTCCCAACTGGACTGGTGGTCGCAGGCTCTCTGCTCGACAGTACGACGAGCGTGGCCTTGACTGGAATTCCATCGCCATATCACCCCTGGATAGTGGCTGTAGATTGCATGATTTTGAAGGACGTTCAGGTACTATGCCCAGGGCGGCAGATACCAGGCTAATTCATACAGCTAGATCCAGAGTCCTTTCAGTTAGGAAGCAACTCAGATTAGAAGCTACTCTTCTCAACCCATTCATATCTCGAAGACGGCGAATCGAAATCAACGCTCGTATCGATGAATCCATTGGTGCTGAGCGTGTGGCGACCGGCATCTCTATCGCTCGAGCCTTCCGCTCGTCATAATATGGATTGCGACCATTGTTATGAGTTAGGAGTGAAGGCGGGTGTGGCATCAATGATGCGACAGACGCAAGAATACGGAACAAGTTCTGGATTAGATCTAAAAGAAAGAGCCAGGTTAACAGCATTGGATGCTGCACCTGCATCAGTTAAACAAAAAAGGAAACCAACAGCAGCCAATCGGAAGTATTCCAAGGCATTCAAGAAGTTAGCTCCAAAGTTCAAGCTCAAGAATGGCTCCTGGAAGAAGAACGGTTTCAGGAATTGTTCGAAGGCTTCTCATAAGATGTGTAAGAAATAGAAAGTTCACGCTTGAGGCGACAGCACCTGGCGCACATGCGAATCTTAGATCGTGGTTGATAGCCAGGAGATATTCTGGTGCCACAGTCACAGTGAGTCTTCACTGTGAATCAGCCTCATCCGACAGAACAATGGATAGTATGAGGTTAATATCGTTCAAGGTTGTTTCAGGTGTGTATGCTTCAAGCAATAGATCCAATGCTTTTTTCAATTCCATTGACCAACTTGGAATCATTCGTTCATCTCCTTTTGCCAATTCCTGTGCCATTCTAATTGTTGGAGAACATATGCATTTAGTTCGAGAACAGTTTTACCAGCTAGAATTTCTGAAAGAACATCTGCTAAGGCTTCAATCATGACCTTTACGTAATCTTCATCCCTCATTCAAACCCCTCCTAACCTGGTTTGTGCTTCATCAATGATGCAATAGGCACAAGCCCGACCTTCTTTCTTGCGTTCTTTGCACACTTCACATAGGATCCAGACTGTTTTCTTCATCTGGAGTGCTTCTTGCATGTCTGTTAGAATCAATTGGTTGACGTAATGGCTCCTTTTACCCAATTTCTCAGCCAAATATTGGGCGCATTCAAAGTCAATCGTCACAGTTATTGCCGTTTTCATAACCTATCCGAAACAGTTTCCAGTTATAAATACTACTATTATGACGAAAAGAAGCCAGGAATGTTCCATTCCAGCCAATTAGGGGGGAAAATGCGTAAATCCAGGTGCGATTAGGCGGTCGGCAGCGTGCTGTCGGCCGCTATACCTGGATAAAAGTCTGATGTCGCTTCGCTCAAAGGATAGGGGTTTTTGGAGGGGTGGATTCATTTACCGGCTCCAAGTGGGGGGTAACATGCCCAAGGGATTGAAACCAACCAGTAGCCAGATAGTAATTAGCGGTCAAATTTTAGAAACCGCCGCCAACACTTTTAGCCAGGGTGAAGTAGATCTCACTCTGAATGTTTTAGATCGGGAAGTATTCGTTGTCACCGCAGTGGATCTAAATGTCTTCACTCCAGAAGCAATCGCTGGAGTCAATACCGCAGTGAATGGTTCACTATCATCGACAGGTAGAACCGCCGTTGGGACTATCAACAACTCGAACGTACTAGCTGCCGACGTTAAGAATATCAAAGCCGCTGGCGCTATTGCGGTTGGCTTCTCTGAGAAATCACCAGACTCTCCAGTGGGCAACTCCTTAGATTACATAGCTATCATCAGCACTAACAATTTCTTTGCCCAGGTAGAAGGCATCGCAAACATAGCAACCCGTGGGATGAACTTCCGTATTTGGGGTTACAG